TCCTCACCACCCCAGAAACGCTCTCAGAGGCCTCTGGCTGCCCCTGCAAGGCCCTTGCACGGGCTCGCAGGTGTGAGGACAGCCAACAGCCAACAGCCGGCCCCGCAGGGCCAGGGAACGAACAGCCTCACCATGGGAATGGGAATCATTCTCAAAGGCCCCGGAAAAAAAACAGGTATCCCAGCCCGTTAGCGCCTGCTCAATCCGCTAACAACCCAGCCCACACCTGCCCTCGCCCAGCCAGCACACCGCATACGTGCAACCAGGGGGCTCACCTGGCCACCACCTGCAACCACCGGGCCTGCCCAGCCCACCACCTGCCAGCCCCCAGCCATCACCAACGCACTGCCCCACCACCCCACCACTGCACACCTCACGCCCACCCACCGCCCCCAGCCAGCTCAGGGCAAAACGAAGGGGGGCCATGGGGGACGCTCACGTCCGCGCTTCAGAGGGAGCCCATCACGTCACACAACCCAAAAACGGGAAGTCCGTGCCTGCCCTGATGCCGTGCCTGCCTTGCTGACGTGGTGCTGTCCGTGATGGGTGATGGGGGGAGTGATGCGACTGGGGGAGGGTGACGGAGGAGAGCGAGAGCTCGACTCCTCAGGGGTGAGGCCCTAATACATAAAGGATCTAAGGACTAATTAGAACGGGCCCAGTGTTCATTAAGAAGGTCAGGGCTTGTGAAATGCACATGTGTATGGGTATGTTGGGGAGAAGCCTTGCCCCCACTGGGGTGGATCCAAGTGGGTTTGGCGGCTGTGGCCCCTCCTGCCAGTAGATGACACCTACTGCCAACACATGAAACCTATCGACAACCGACCCGAGTTCACCATGGTTCAGATTCGGGAAGTCCGTGCACTCATCGGCCTTGCTGCACGTCGAGACATTGAGCCAAGGGACGCGATGCTGTTGTTTGCCCTGGTCGGTCACACCGACACCTACAGCGGCCGGGTCCGGGTGACTGCTGTTGCCCTGGCCGAAGAACTCCAGACCAGGGACAGCGAGGTGCGTGCCGGCCTGGCTCGCCTCAAGCGTCATGACATGGTTCGGCAGATCAAGGACCGGAACACCGGTGAGCGCTACTACCGGCTCAACCCCTACCTGTTCCAGACCACCAAGGGCCCGCTGCTTGGCCTGGCAATCAAGGAGTGGCAGGAAGCCTGAGCTAGCCTGCCCTCAGCACCTGTCGCTGCGGTAGCCCTAGGCGCGTGCAGGCCCGTACCGGCAGGTGTCAGGAGATCCACCCCCTTTGGTCGGCCGGGCCGAGTGGATCTCTGCTGCCTTGACACCCTGTTCTACAGAAGTGCATACTTAGGGCAGGCGAAAGCCCCACCACCACCGGACCAACCATGAAGCCAAGCGCTGCCTGCCTTGACCGCCAGCGGGCCCTGGCCATCCCCGGCATGAAGTCCCTGCTGGCTGAGCTGAAGCGTGCCAAGGATGCTCACGTTGACGCGATGCTGAAGACCCCCAGCCCGTACACCAACGCCAGTCCCACCGTGAATCGGCTGCGTCGCAACACGGTTGTTGCCCGTGAAGTGGTGCGGCAGATCGAAGCCGACATCAACGCCAAGGGTGGTGCTTGCCTGCTCGAGCACGAAGCCAAGGAGATGAACCTGGCCGCGGCCTTGGTCACGTCCTGCTTTGTCCTGTGGCTGGGTCTGATCAGTGTTGCCAAGCAGCCGGTCCTGCTGCTCACCCTGCCCCTGCTGGTTGGTGGATCGGCCGCTGTGGTGAAGACCACCGAGCAGTTTCGATGACCCACCTCCTCCTGAGCGCGTCGGCCTCCGGCCTTCTCCTCGCCCAACTGTCTGGCCCGTGGTGTGGTCAGTACGGCAGCACCCCGTTCAATAACGGCAGCCTGGGTTGCACCGTGCCCAGCAGCACTGACCCGTATGGCACCCGGTTGATTGAGGACCCGTACACCCCCGGTGGTGTCAGAGCAGTTCCTGCAGCACCAGCACCAATGCCGGTGTTTACCCCAGGCTCGCGGTAGGTTGCACCTAGCAGCGCCTGGGGTGGTTCCCGGCTGCGATCACCATGGTTCTCCATGGTGGTGGTGGCAAAGCCCTCATCACTTCGGTGGTGGGGGCTTTGTTCTTGGTTCAGACTGACTGCATTGCACCACTGCACAGCTGATGTACCTCTGCAACCACGTCCGGCTTGCCTTGCATCTGGAGGGCACACCTGACCCATCGCTGACGGTGGTGCAGGCTGCTGTCACCAAGACCGGGTACAAGGGCTATGTGGCCCCTGGCTTTGTGGCAGCAGCACCTGGTTCCACCAGTGGTGGTGGGACAGGTGGTGGCGCCAAGCCCTGATGAGCTGGGAACCCCTTCCCCCTGAGCTCGAGCCCCTCCCGCACTTCGCTTGTTACTTGCTGCGGGAGCTCAACCTGGCGGATGCACCCACCAAGCAGCAGCTGGGCATCCTCCACTACCTCGAGCACGGTCCTGATCGGCAGATCATCACCGCCTACCGCGGCTGCGGGAAGAGCTTCCTGACCGGTTGCTATGCCCTCTGGCGGCTGCGGCGTGATCCCTTCAGGGAGAAGATCCTGCTGGTGGGTGCCACGGCTGATAAGAGCCAAGAGATCAGCACCTGGATGCTCAGGCTCTGCCGTGACATCGACATCCTCCAGTGCCTCCAACCACTCTCTGACGGCCGCGGGTCCGTCAATGCCTGGGATGTGGGGCCGTCCATCGTTGATCAGAGCCCGAGTGTCCGCGCTGTGGGAATCCTGTCCCCATCGCTGACCGGCAAACGCTGCACCTGCGCCATTGCTGATGACATCGAGACCCTCAGCAACTCGATCACACCGCTGAAACAGGAGCGTCTCGCCGCGGCCATCACCGAACTCGAGGCCATCCGCAAGCCCGAGGTGGAGGGTGAGCTGCCCCGCCAGACCATCTTCCTCGGCACGCCTCACCTGGAGTCCTCTCTGTACCTCCGGCTCAATCGAGAGCGGAACTACGCACAGCGGTTGTGGCCGGCCCGCTACCCCAATCCCAAGGACCCGGACGAGTGGGACTGCTACGACGGCAACCTTGACCCGCTGATGGCCGCTGAGGTGGAGGAGGACCCTGGCATCTCTGGCCAGCCCACCGACCCTGAGCGCTTCGGCCATGACGAGCTGATGCGCCGGGAGATGTCCATGACCCGGGCATCAGTCCAGCTGCAGTACCAGCTCAACTGCAGGCTCTCCACCCTGGACCGCTACCCCATCCGACTGGGTGATCTGATCGTCACCGAGCTCGATGGCAAGGCCTTGCCCGAGGTGATCACCTGGGCATCAGGCCCTGACCAGCGCATCCAGGACCTGATCTCGGTCGGGATGGGTGCTGATCGCTGGTATCACCGGCCGATGATCACTCAGGGCTGGATTGGGCAGGATGAGTCCTGGCAGTGCGTGATGGCAATCGACCCATCCGGCCGCGGCAGTGATGAGCTGGCCTGGGCGGTGCTGGCCACACTCAACGGCAACTTCTACCTGCTCGAGTCAGGCGGCACCACACAGGGCTATGCCGATGAGGTGCTCAAGGCCCTGGCCGAACGGGCCAAGCGTTGGAACGTCACCCAGGTGGTGGTGGAATCCAACTTCGGTGATGGCATGTTTGAGGCCCTCCTGAGCCCGGTGATGAACCGGATCCACCCCTGTGGCATCGAGGAGGTGCGGGTGTCGATGCAGAAGGAACGCCGCATCGTGGACACCCTCGCCCCAGTGATCCAGCAGCACCGGATGGTGGTTAGTAGTGAGCTGATCCGCAAGGACTACCGCGATGCTGAGCGGGATCCAGACAACGGCCACCAGCGATCACTGCTGTTCCAGATGAGTCGCATCACGATCGAGCGTGGTGCGTTGACCTTTGATGACCGGATCGACGCCCTGTCGCTGGCGGTCCAGTTCTTCACAGAGGCCGCAGCCCAGGACCAGCGCAAGCAGCAGGCCAACCGTCAGCAGGAACTCATGGACTGGTCGGTGCAAGCGTTCATGGATGAGTCAGGAGCCAGTGTCGATGCACTGGCCCTCGGATTCAAGCCTGGTGGGCCTCGTCGCTCTTATGGGGGAGTGCAGCGTCTGGCAGTTGGCGCAAGGGGACGACCTTCTCCTTGAGGTTGGAGAAGTTGAGCTTCGATGCCATCTTGCTCTTCATCTGCTCAGTGCTCACCTCAGCCAGATTGGCGGTGATCTGATTCTGTTTGAGTAGCTGCATTGCTACACGGAGATCATCATTGTTGATGTCTTCCCCGTTTTCAATGCGATCTCGGACGGTGCGGACGACGGAGGCGTGTAGTTCTTCGAGCTCCTTGGCGAGATCAGCCATAGGTGCACAGGTGCATGGTTTGTTTCAGTATGGCTTCAGTGCCCGTCCCGTAGCTGCCGCATGGCCTTCCCGTTTCCGCTAAATCCCGTTGACGGGCAGGTGGTCAGCCAGACGCAACCCGATGGGTCGGTGCTGACCGCGACCTACGACCAGCCCCGGAACGAATGGATCGTCACCCGGCAACAGCCGGCCCCAACACCGATCACCGGCACCCCGCCGATCAACGTCTCCGCCACTGCTGACGGACAGGTGATCACCTGGGACAAGGTGCTTGGCACCTGGGTGGCCAAGGCACCTGCAGCCGGTGGTGGTGTTGGCGGCACCTATGTAAAGGGAACGCAAGCTGGCCCTGACACCACCAACCCACCAAGCCCTGGCGGCAAGCCGTTGGTGGCAGGGATGCTGCAGTCCACCCTGGAGAACCTGCACAAGGAACTCAAGGCCTGGGATGGCACCGCCTGGACGGAGGTGTTTGGCGAGGACACCATCAAGCAGTGGATCTCGGCTGGCTCTCTGTTCCGTGGCGTGGTCAAGGAAGCCACGCTCAGCACCCTGCCAGCTCCTGCCACTGCTAACCGGGGCTTCTACTACAGCTGGACCGGCAACCCTGGCTACGTGGTCAAGGCTGCTGATCCTGGCATTGGCACTGATCTCGTCGGTGAGATCCTGCAGGTCGGTGACTGGGTGCAGTCCGACGGGGCCAAGTGGGTGCACGTCCCTGGTGACCTGCTGAGCAAGCAACGCTGGGATTCCCTGGGCAGCTTCACCTCATGGTCTGACACCAGCTGGGAGAAGGGTTCAGTCGTCAGCTACCAGAAGGCATTTTTCCGTGCCAATGCACTGATCTCCCCTGGCGACCTGCCTCCTGGCGACCCTGGATCCAAGTGGACAGACATCACTCCTCTGCCTCACATGAAGCTGGAG